AAGCTACAGTTCCACCACATCTACCTAAAGTTACAGTAGTTGCATCTACAACAACAGTTTTACCTGCTCCACCACCTGCTGTTAAAGTTGTACCGCAGGCTGTTTGTTGTTCGATTGCATCTACTTGAATTTTGCTCATTATACTATTACCAATGTCCCTGTTATTGTAACAGTTGCTGGTATAGTTATTGGTCCGGCTAAAACACCGTTCTCAACAGTTTGCGTACCATCAATCGTTGCCGCTTGATTTTGTATAAATTCGTTGGGAGCTGTTTGCCCTCCGATGTATTGGACTCCATTTACTACTGCCGTCATAATTTCTCCTATGCGCTGATTGTGTCAATAAAAGAAGTAACAATATCTACAGATGAAGCTGTGTTTGAAACTGCACTTAATGTATCGCCATTTTCTAAAACAATTTTTGCACCGCCTTGAATTAATTCAATAGCACTATTTGGTGGGACAACAACACCTTTTGCGATGTATTTGTTTCCACTATTAGTTATGTAAACATCAACTTCAACTGTAGAAGTTATAATATTACATATTCTAATTCCAATTACTGCATCAAAATCACCTGCAACTATTAAGTTAACTGGTGTTGTTCCAACTGCGCCTTGTAAATTGTTTCTAAAATCTTGTGCCATATTTTTTTCCTATTTTATAATGCTACCGCCATTGCTAATGCAAAACCAGCTGATGCTGCTCCTACCGGTACTGGAGGTGTTGATGCATCTAAATACACAGCTTTGTCTGCTGGTAAAGTACAGAACACATCAAGTGTTCCTGCAAAATTAATTTTAGATGTGTTGCCTAAAGAATTACTAATAACAGTATCTCTAGATAAAGTATCTGTTGCGGCATCTGTTACAGTTCCAACTCCTACTTCAAAGTTGTTAGTTCCTGTTTCATAAATAGCATAGTAAGTAGTATTCGTATTACCAATACCATCTACAAAACTTCTAAAACCAGTTGGAATAGTAGCGTTTAAATTTAAAGTACCTGTTCCTGTTGTAGTACTAGTTTGTTTTACTCTGTCATTTATAACTAAAGCCATTTAATTTTCCTTATGTTACACTTAAAATTGCGTCAGCGCCTGTTGTAACTGTTGGGAATACAATTTTAAAATCTCCAGCTGAAGATGATTTTGATCCACCAAAGTCCAAAATAGCTACAATGTGTTGATCAGCAGTTGTTCCGCCCGGAGCTACAAATTTATACATACATCCAAAAGATGCTGTAATAGTTGAAGCTACAAAGTTAACAGTATTAGCTGTTGCTGCACTACCATCAGAATTATTTCCTGCAAAACTTAAAAAAGTTGATGCGGGTTGTGATCCATTATTTAAAACAGTACATGCTCCACAACTAATTCCATTAGTTGTATAACCACCGCCTGCTACTACTTGACCAGCAGTTGCACTAGTATAGTCTTCTGCAGTTGTTTGTGCATAACCTGCAGCTGCAATACTTGTCAACAATGCCATGTTAATTGTGTCTGTTGAAAAATCAAACAAACCTTTAAAAAGGTTTGGTTTCATTTTATCAGGTACAAAGTTTGCCATATTATTTTCTCCTTAATTAATTTGTTCCGTAACTAGATGGTGATTTAGATTTTAATTGTTGACGAATCATGCCATCTTCATATTCATCTCTGCGTCTGTAACCAATTTGCTCAGTTGCATACGTGGTAAGGGCGTTTTCGTATTGCCCTTGATAGTATTGTATCATATCTGTCGGACCTTTCAAGTACCCATATGTATTTACCAGACAGCCATATAAAAGCAAGTCTTGATATTTATTTGATAAATAAGTTCCTGTAACAGAAAAATCAGTTGGTGTTGTATCTGTAATACTTGGAGCCTCTTTATTATAAGCTAATGTGATAGCGTATGTTTGATTAGGTGTAGGAGCTACTACCCAAAAATCTTCATCCCAATTACCATAATATTTAGGAATATCTACATCTGATGAAAGAGGAGTAGAATAATACTCTGCCATAAAACTAGGATCTCTTTGTTCTAAAAAAAACTGTTTTCCTTGTGAGTCTGTAAGTTGTACATAATTTATTGATCTAAGGTCTGAAGGAATGGTAACATATCTATTATCTACAACTAAATTAGAAGTAGCATAGTGTGCATTTTGATCTGTAGGAATAGCTCTTAGAATAGCATTTTCACTATTCTTAATAATATTTTTTAAAACAGCATCAGTTAAAACTGTATCACCTACTTCTGTATATCCTCTAATATCTGTTTGTAAATTTGCTAATGTGTATGCCATATTATAGTGCCTCCAATGTTACTGGTCCTGCTGAACAATTATTAAGACCACCTATTATACCAGATGCTGTTGCATTGTCACCACTTTGAAAATAAAAATAATTAATAGGAGTAGTTAATACATCAGTTGTTGTTGCACCAGATACTGATCCATCTACTGCTATTTTTCCTAATTGAATTGTAAATCCAGCTGCACTGTCTATATCTGTAACACCTGCAATTGTTGGAATACTTGCAAAAGATTGTAAATTAAAAGTATCTGAATCTGCTGCTCCTACCGCTGTTACTTCAGGAGCTCCTCTTAATCTTACAACGCTGTTCGCGGATCGTTGGTGATCTAATGAATATACATTTACAAATGTATTACCACCAGAAATAATAATTTCAAAAGGATTGGGATCTAATAAAATTAATTGAGGTGTTGAATCTCTTTGTACTCTAGGATTTTGTAAAGCTTGTGGATCGTTGCCAACTGGTTTTGGTTCAAGTTGTGGTTGCTTTGCTTCATACTCTGAGTAATGAACTAAAGAACCATTCCATTCTCTAACCATTTCAGTATATGGAAATCTTAATCCAGATCTATCTGAAATTGCTAATGCTTGTTTACCTCTAGCAAAAACTCCCATTATGATAAAACTCCACTTCCATAAAAAGTGTTAGGTGAAATAAATGTAGATGTACCTTGGTTGTCTGCATCTAAAGCTCTTAGCATTTCACTTTCATAAATTCTTTCAAGTTCAATTGTTCTTTCAGGAGAAAATTTCATACTTAAATAATATGCAAGACCTGACATCATACATGGATAAAATCTATTTACTACATCAGAAACATTTGTGTAAGCTCCTGGATTTTCTATTTTAGATAAATAATAAAAACAAAATTGATGACTAGTAGGAGTTGTTGTACTTGAAACACTTGAACTAGGTGTAGCATATAAAAATACGCTAGGATTAATTTTTCTTTCTACATAAAATTGAGAAGGTGTACTTTGTACTAATTTATTAGGTGTTGCATTGTATTGAGATCTACTAATCTGTGTTAATGCAATGTCTTGAGGATTAGTTGTAGTAGTATTATTTCTATAAAATGCCTCTAACATATCACTCATATCATTTGGAAAATTTACAGAATCTGTAGAGTAGCTATACTCTGCTTGACCTAATATTAAAGGTACTTCTGCAAGTTTAACTTTCCATAAATGAACACCTCTATTTTCCCACTCTTGAAACATTATATTTAAAGAACGTCTTGCCGATCTTAATTGATAACCAGTTCTAGTTCCTTTTATATTTGTTCTTTCAAAAGCTTCTTCAATAATATCATCGATAGGTGGATTAAATTTATTTGTAAGTCCAGAACTTTTAGTAAGAGTAGGTGCTGAACCTCCCATTCCTGTATGATTAGAACAATAATAAAATAAAGGCGGAACAGTTTGATCCGCAGTTGTAGTTGTATTACCTACAATAATTTGAACTTGTGCACCTGCATTTCCTGGTGTTCCAGTAGCAGTTACTCCATTTGTATACTCAACTCCTGCTGCACCACCGATTGCAGTTGCATGAGTTCCGTTGGGAGTTATAGAAAATCTAAAAGGGTGACCACCACCTGCAGCATTAGTAGCATCTGACTGATCAAATATATAAATATTACCTTCTTCTAATTGAAGGGTCGGACTAACTGTACCATTAATATAAAACTTGTTACCTGTTCCATATTGGTTAGTACCAGTTGCAACCGTAACTGTGTAAGTAATAGTCGCCATTTAATTTCCTAACTACCTGTTGGATTTGGACCGTCGTAATAAACTGTTATTGCGTCTACTACACGAGTAGATTGAAGATTAATATATGCTCCAGCTTTAAACAATAAACCATTGTCTGGAATATAAGGTTCTATATCATAAGCTGCTGCTCCAGTATAAAATTTAGAAACAATAGTTCCTGTTAAAGATGTATTATGGAAATCTACTGTTCCTGCTGTAGCTGATGAAAAAGCTTGTGCACCTCTTACTCTAGTTCTTCCAGCAAAAATAACTCCTGTGTTTGATAGAGTTGCTGATATTAAAGTTCCTACATTAACATTAGTTGCTGTTGCTATTGAAACAGTTATTGAAGTTACAGAAAGAAAAATTCCTGCTGCATTATCAGTTGTACTTACTGTATTATTATTTACACCTGTTACTGTAGCTGTCAAAGCCGCTCCACTTGGTGCTGTTCCAACAATAGTAAACACCGCAGTATTTATATTATCTGCGGAAGAAATAGAAATTCTCATACCTAAATTAGTAGGATTATTTAATGAATCTGGAAAGTAAGTATCTGTTAAAAAATTTATAGTGTTTGTTGCAGTGATAGAAGTATCTGCAGCTATTGCTATATTTGTTGTAGATGTAGTTGGTAAAAAAGTTTTAGAAGCTACATATGAATTATCTGGCATAATTTTTGTTCCTTTTTAATTTTGTAATAAGGCCCCGAAGGGCCTTATAAAAATAATTATTAGTTAGTCGGCGCGTAAGTAATACCTCTATCTTGAGATACCATAAAGTAATCACTAGTTAGAGTATTAGTTACTGCTGCTGTTAGAATTATATCCCAAGTCAATCCCATTCTTGCAGCTGCAGTTCCAGTTGGTGGAAAAGCATCATAAGTTACTGCTGCTTGTGATTGAGTTCCTGCTACAAATTGTGAACTAGTTACACCGCCTGCAGTTCTAGTAAAGCAAGTAGCGTAAGCTTGTCTATTAATATAGTAAGTTACAGAACTTGTTTTTACTTGTCCATTAGCTGCTGTTGCTGGGCTGTTTGTTAATTCAAAACCTAAAGTAATTTCAGTATTTGAAGCCATTGTTCCCAATGTAATTAAGTTTGCATCAGTTGGAGTAAGTTGTAATTCAGCACCGTTTGGTGATTTAATACAAGCTGTTAATTGAGCAGCTCCTGCTAAACTTTTAAAACCAACAAGGTTTGTAACTGCTGCACCAAAAGTACTGCCTGCTGCCGCACCTTCTTCAGCTAATCCCCAAAAAGTATTGGGAGCGCCTGCGTGAACGCCAGTTGTTATAGCCCCTGTTAATTTTGTTCTACATTCAAAGTATAATCTATTGCCTCTTGTTGCTGGAGTAGCATAGTTCATATTACTCTGAATTAAAGTTCCATCATTTATTGCACCTACTGGTACAGAAGAAACTTCTCCATTTAAACTACCATCATTACCTAATGTAGCTAATGTAGTTGGACTGTTAGTATTACCAATTACAGACCAAAAGTTTCCTGCTGCAGCTCCTGCATTGAAAACATGATCTAAAAAATCGTCCATGTAATAAACTTGATCTGGCCAGTTTCCAATATTTAAATTTTGGAGTGCTGGTGTTGCGCTTGAAAACATTACTGCGCCTTTAAAGTGTGTTCCTGCCATTTTATTTTTCCTTTGTTTTCCCAGTGTTAATTAGTATTGCAGTCTCTGGGTGCGTACTACTACACAAGCCTGAATACCCATAATAAATAATTTATTATATGTAGTGTGATAAATATACAATATTTTTGAGTAGAGTGCAAGAGAGCCTAAGGTATTTATGCATTTCAGCAATGTAGCTTTTGATTAAGTAGCTACAGAAACT